TAGATGGTATCGTAGCTGCAACAAATAATCAATTTAGACAGCGATCATATAATTTACGCTTTATAGCATTCTCTTATCAGGGAGAATTTGGCATTATGCTTGCCGACTCTTATAATAATGCTTCATTCTCAATTGTTAATTTCGTAATAGGCTCATCTGGTATTAATTCAACAGCATCTTCTAATCAATATCCACAAAATATAATTGATGCTTCTGGTTTAAGTCCGGATCCTTTAGGTTTTGGAATGTTTGGGGCGAATGTCGCAAGTCCAGCGTATACGTCATATGCAAATAATAATACTGCTTATACTTATCCAACTAAATTATTTGTTCCGCTTAAAAAGAATAATTTTTATCTAAATGGACAGGAAAGTTCAACTCTTTCATTACCAGATACTATTGATGGGTATCAACAAGTTGATCAATTTGGAGATGGATATTGGATTGCAACTCTAACAAGCTCTTCTCCAAATGTTATTTATACAATTCCATTTGCATTAAATAATGTTTCTAATTTGGCTCCCGGTAAAACTTTAGTTGTTCAGAGCTTAACTCCAAATAGTAATTTTTGGAATTTTGGTCGCTTTACCATTAGCGCAGTTAATACTATTTGTGGAACAAATCCAACAACATCTATTACAGTTTATGATGCCATACATGCGGCTCCGGGACAAGGAAGAACTCCATCAAATCCTGAAACGGTTGCAATTTATTTTAACTCAGACTCTATTGTTTTTAACGCTGAAAATTCTTCAGATATAAGCTCCCCATCTACTCCAGTTTTTAAGAGTTATTTTGAAATATATATAGGCGCAAATGAAAATACATACCCACTAGAGCGTGGTCGTATGTTTAATAGTTCTTCATTAGTCAATGGTATTAATATATATTCAAACTTAAATTACTCATCACTTAATATATCGAAAATATCTTCTAAATTGAGAGGCTATTTATTTGGATATAATGTTAATAAAATTACTTTACAGTTACAATCATTTGACCCCACGACCGGAATTTATTCAGGATTATTATGCAATACATCTGACGGCTTAACATATACAAATCTTGGCCCTCTTACTTATGGTAAAGTTGGTGAAGTAGTCAGATTTTATGATGAAACAAATATAGATTATATAGACTTTATATTTGATGCTAAAAATTTCCCAACATCCCTATTAAATGCTTTACCAGCAATACCAATTGATGTTCAGCTATTTCCAACATTATCATTAGATAAAGAAGATATGTTATTGGCAAATTGTCAATTAACTGTTCCTTATACATTAGATCATTTTCAAGATAGAAGGCAATTTGGAAATGTTAGTGAGCAAGAATTAACAACATCAGCATTAGATTATATTGCGGAGCCAACTAAACTTCTTAATGAAAATGGAATTATAAGAGGATTTGAGACATCAGCAACGATAGATGGGTATGGAAGAGGCGTTATAACTATTACTGGTGGCGTAGCAGTAGTTAATGGGAAAATAGTTAAAGTAAATAATACAACAATTCAAGCGCCAATTGTTCTTGAAAATATCTTTGCAGAAGGTTCTGGAATGTATAATAATACATATGGAACCATTAATTGGTTTGTATGTGTAAATGATAAATCAGAAATAGAATTAGTTGCATCTACAGATTTTATTTCTCCAAATTCATCATATGGAGATTTAGATAATACCAGACTTTTCTATGTTAAAAATACAAATGTATCTCCACCTATATCATATATTGTAAGAAGTACATATTTGGCAGATTTAGTTTTAAATCAAAAAGATATTGTTCCAATAGCAATAGTAGAGTCAGTAGTAAAAAGTGATGGAACAGCAATATTAAGCTGTAACTCTAGTGATATGAGAAGATATGTTGGTAATGGTTATGGAGGATTAGCAGAGCCATTTATTTTAAGCCAAAATGGTTCTTTTAGAAGTTTTGCCTCAATAAATACTTGGTTAAATCAACTAAATAATTACATATCAGCAACTAATTCGACAAGTAATCAGGTATCTAATAAAGTTATAATTAAAGGCAATATTGATATTGATACCACTGCCATATATCTAAATTATAATAATCCCGTTCAATTTGTTGGTGATGGTGGTATTATCACCGTTACAATCGCCACTGGATTAAATATAGGAAATAATATTAGTTTTGATAATATTACTTTCAACTATAACTATGATCCATTCGTTGCTGCATCAGATTCATATGCGCCATCATATGCGCAGCAACTTATTAATGTAGAAAATGCTTTAATTAGTATTGATTATATTGGAAATACTACAAGTATAATAGATAATGTTTCTATTGTAAATTGTGATTTTATTTGGAATCCATCGCCCCAATCTTTCATAACTAATCGATATCCATTTATATGCGTTAAAAATTCTAATGCGGGAACTATTGCATCAAATATTATCATATCAAATAATAATTTTAGTTCTAATTCTAATTCTAGTTTTAGTATCATTGATGATAGTTTAGGTGCAATCGTATTCATTGATTTGAGCCCTAACCCTCCTTCTGTTGGTTTTTATCCACAATTATTAAATTGTGAGATCTCATCAAATACATTTGATAAAAATCAAATGATTGCAATAACAACTATGCGCAATGCAACAAATGATGCAACGGCTACCGTATTAATAAACAGCGCATTCAATACTATCAATGTAATTATAGAGAAAAATAATTGCGGAGCTATTTCAGTAATAAATGCAGAGGATCAAGTTTTTATTTCGGGCAATCAGGCATATAAAAATTATTCGACAATTATATCTGAAAATACCTGCAATTATATTTCTTCTATTGATGGATCTGGATTAAGTGTATATGGCGCTGGTGCAACCAACATATATACCGGAATAGTTATTGTAAAAGGAAACACTTGTAATTGGATAGATTTCTATATGTTTCCAAGTATAGCTTGGCCAGTATATGCAATATCTTTTATTAAAATAAATGAAAATACTTTAGTTGCTAATAATATCGCCATAAAAAATAAATATTATACTGGCTCTGGCATATTAAATAGTGCAATTTCAGTAAATTCTAGTCAAGTATATGGCGAGTCTATAATTAATAACAACGTTATTTCATATAGCAATAATAATGCTGGGGCTACTGGTGCAAATGCAATTACTATTTCAGGTAATCCTTGTTATGCTTATTCTACAGCTGCAATAAATGCTGGCACCAATACAATTATAGAGAATAATATTGTTTCTGGACTTATGCCTCGCGTTGGCTTAACGCCTGGCGCTGATGGTATTTCGTTGTATGGAAATACTGCAATTGTAAAAGGAAACAAAATATATAGAGGAAGTAATATAATTAATTCCTATATAAATGGAAATAGCACGACAGGGGCCCAATATATAATCACAGATAATTTTTTTGATAATACCACTATTGATAATGGCTCGAATGAGAATACTGCTGCAAATATTCCATCAACATCAATTTGTATTAGAAACAAAAATCAAATTGGATATACCATAATTCCATTTTCTGCAAATTCTTTTTCATATATAGATACTGGATCATTATCTATCGTTTCGCTTACTACTTTAGCGGCAGCATCATCTAATGTTGAAGTATTTACCGATACTGGCACATTAAGTTCTAGCTCCTATAATAATATAAATATTCTTATAACTGATACTGGCGTAGCACATAATATATCTATAATGTCTGATGTTGGAAATCAAATTCCAGAGGGAACCCAAATATTATTAGCAAAAATAGGAATCGCAAATAATGGAGCCGGCGCAATTTCTTCTGGAACATTAGCCGTTACTTTATCTTCACAAGATACTAATTTTAATTCCAATTCATTTAGTAGTCCAACAAATACTATTTTAGATCCGGCCTGGAATAATTTGGCCGCCAATGTAGATAATGTTAGAACTACTCAAGGTTTATCAATTGGCGGAACCACTATTTTTATATCAGTCACGCCAAATGATTTTACAAAATTTGTATCTACAAAAACAAGAAATATTGTATGTAATTTACAGATGAATATTGATTTGAGCACCGCAAATTCAATATTTACTATATCTCCACTAGTTGTAAAATATAAATGGTAAATCAATGAGTTCCAATAATTTTTTCAAATCCGATCTTAATGGGATATACAATATCGTTCAATCATCGATGATTGTTTATCCTAAAGAAGTTATTATTGCTACTTTAAGAGATTATTTCTCCAAAGACAGTTATTATCATTTCTCCAAAGATCAATTTGGATTTCCAAATACAACCGATCATACCGATCTTCCTCCCGGTGCCGACCTCCCCTATGGTCCGGGTTCGCAATTTATTTTAAATCCCCATCCCGTTCTGCCAACGAGACTCTTCATTGGAGAAAATTATCGATATAATGGTATTTTTTATCCCGCCATCTTGGTTAAAAGCGGTGGTTCAAAATATGTTCCAATCTCAATTAATCGTAATGAAGGTACAATTAAATATGAAAGATTACTCTTAGTTGATGGGTATGGAAATCAAACAGTAGTAACAAAACCAGTAGCTTTAGTAACGGCTGGAGCTTGGCAAGGCACTATAATTATTGATATAATGTCAAGAAGTTTAAGAGCTAGAGACGATCTAGCAGAACAAGTTGGGATGTGCTTTACAGAAGTCAATTTTGAAGCTTTACATCAAATAGGGGTTATAGTAAAACCTATATCAATAAGCGGAACTTCAGAGACAGATGACCGAAATGACAAACTATTTAGGCAAACTATCACATTAGAAATAAGAACTGAGTGGCGCAGGGAGATCCCGATTGTTAATACAATCGATGCTATTAATTTTACAGCCAACTTTTTAGATTTATCTCAAGAAAACAGCCCGGTAGCGTCCAATATGACTATCCATACAGGTATTAACTTAGCAGATATGTTAGCGAAAATGTAAAATAATTTAAGACCCATCAGAATATGACTGATGGTATAACTAAAGTTAGACACAAAATCACATAATATATGGATATTTTTATATATCAATGAAATACTTAATACTTAAAGGATAACATCATGCCTTCCATCCCAGGTGCAACAAATATTAATCCAGGCGTCGTAGTACAGGAGGTCACTCAATCTAGCGGTGTGGCTATACCTGGAGGCTCTAGGGTAGTCGCCATGATTGGTCAAGGATCAACCAGCGAAACTATAATTTCTCAGGCCCAAGGTGGCGGTTTAGACGGACTTAATCCGACTTTTACATCTAGCAGCGGATCTGATGGAAGACATTTTGCTTTAGCTAATTATCCTTTAGTAACTAATAGAACTACTATTTTTAAAAATGGTCAGCCACTTACTGTATTAGAGCTTGGGCCAATTAGTGCCTCCACTACATTTAGTCACGTTTATGATGCTCAATTAGACCCAACCACTGGTCATTTTATCTTACAAGCTGCTTACTTTAAAGACCAAGGTGGTACGACATCAGTTCCATTATTTACAAATGTTGGCGTAGGCTCTCTTAATGCATTAACTTTAGAAGATACTAATGCTCCGCCAGAAACTTGGACAATTCGTTGTGTTTCAGTCCAAAGAGGGGCATTAAACGCCCCAATCGCAGGAACTGCAAAGTTCTTAGCATTTGGTTCTGTCTCAGGGTCCCCATTAGATGCTAATGGTAATCCAATTACTTGGATTGCTGGCGGAGCCGTTGTTTCCAACAATATTATAAGCTTCTCAGTGATAGAAAATCCAAGTTTCCCATTTGTTCCAGGTGATGCTTTTACAATTGTCGTTGTAAGCGGAGTCTTAGTTCGTGGAGACACATTAACTACTACTGAAATCCCAGTAAATAACATTAACAATCCAACTCAAACTCAAGGAATGAGTGATGTTGTAGCTTTATGTGGCAATCCAAGTACTTCTAATAACTTAAGTTTAGGCGCTCAACTTTGCTATGCTAACGGTGCATCTTCAATGATTGCTGTACAAGCGGCACCTCCACTACCACGAAGAACATCTTATGTTATGTCTCCAAGTGTAAATGCTAATTCAACAAATCCAGATGATTTTATCTTTCCATTTCCATTAAGTGTTATTCCTGATTATAACTCTGATATTCATTTTTTTGCAGCAGACCCAGTAACTCAAGTAGAAACGCAACTTCTTCCAAATAAGACTGAATTTTACTCTCTTGCATCAGCTCAATCAGTTGATGGATATATTTGGCCATCATCGGTAACAACTTTTATAAATAGTGAACTTCAACCACCAGCAGGATCAGCATATTGTTACAGCGTAATAAATGGATATGATGTTGTCGTTTCAGGAACAGATGGTATTCTTAATAGATTCTCTTCTGCCCAAACTACTAAAGCAACATTTGCTACATCTTCCTTATTTACTGCAGATTATGTCGGCAAATTACTAAAAGTAATTGACTCGACAAATACAGCCAATACTGGCGTCTTTAATATTACAGCTGTTGCCGACGGTCAATTATCTGTTCAAACAGTTACAGTTGCCGGAGAGCCTGGCGAACCAAACCCACTAAATACTACAAATGGTTTCCCTGATTTCGTATCTAAGACTGGCGTAGCATTTGAAGTAATCAATGTTGCTACAGGATTGCCAGTTGATGGTTATAGCGGAACAGATGGTACTTTAACTGCATTTGTAACCGATCCTCATCATGGCACGGCAACCTTACATAGCTCATCTGTTGATTTTGGAAATCTTGACCCAAGTCTTGCAACTGATGGATATTATAGAATCCAAATTAATGATTCATCTGTAGTTAATTCTGTAACAGAATTAAATAAACCAAATAATGGTCTTTATGATATTACTGCTTATAATAATATCTCAGAAACATTAACATTAACAATGACTTTCGTTAATGAAAAAAATGTAAGATATGAAATCTTAGATCCAAGTTCTCAAAGCGTTTATTTGGTTGTAAATAATAATATTGTTCCACAAAATAACCAATTAAGAGTTACTATTGTTGACGCTCGTGATGCAGCATTTTATGATGCTGGATGGGTTAATGCTCTTGCTTCTCTTGAAACAGTTGAGTGCGACATTGTTGTGCCGTTACCAAATCAAACAATTTCTGTTATTTTCCAGAATGCTTTGAGCCACTGCATCACAATGAGTAATAGTCAAAATCATAAAGAGAGAGTGCTCTTTATAGGAGCTATTAGCGGATTAACTCCTGCAAACTTAACTGGTACTAAACTAGCGGCAGTAGAAGATTTGGGTGTCTTTGAGGGCATCCCAAATAATGATATTACTAGCACTCTTGCCGGTAATATTCAAGATATTGCTAACTATTCTGTTCCTAACTCTTATGGATTTGCTTACAGATGTGTTTATTTCTATCCTGACCAGATTGTTGTACAAGCTGGCGCAAATAATGTCTTAGTTGATGGCTTCTACCTTGCCGCTGTGGCTGCTGGTTATGCTAACGCTGATTTAGCATTAGAAAATCCATTTACAAATAAAGTTTTCAGTGGATTTACTATCTTGTCAAATAGAACTTTCTCAAGCTTAGTTCTACAGCAACTATCTGCGGCTGGAGTTACTACATTGAATCCAGTTTCTGGCGGTGGTAGAGTTGTCTGGGGAATTACTACAAGTCAAAGTGGATTCCCAGAAGAACAAGAAATCTCTATTGTTTTCATTAGAGATAGAGTTGCCAAGATTCTTCGTTCAGGATTTAGTGGATTCATTGGAACTCCACAAACAACAAATACTGCTACTGCTTTAAGTACAGAAGCAACAATCTTAATGAATTCATTAATTACCCAAGGTTTAATTACTGCATTTACAGGATTAACAGTATCGCAAGATCAAGTAGATCCTCGTCAATGGGATATTGCAGTTAGCATATCACCTACTTATCCAATTAATTGGATTTATATTAAAGTTACTGTAGGTAATTTAGGGGCTTGATATATATCTAAATATGAAAACATGTTCTGTTTGTAAAGCACTATTATCTTTTGGTTCATTCTCTAAAAATAAAAGATCAAAAGATGGTTTTAAAACAGCCTGTAAAAAATGTATAACAGAGCGCGAAAGAGACTCTCAAAAAGAATATAGAGATAAAAACAAGGACAAATACTTTACATATAATAAAAATTGGTATAAAAACAATAAAGATATTAAACAAGAGTATGATAAGCAATACTATCAACTTAATAAGAGTAAAATTTCTACTAGAAAAAATATTAATGATAAAAATAGGTATAAAATAGATCCATGTTTTAAACTTAGAAGCTTGATATCTCATGCCATTAATTATGGTTTAAAGTTAAAACAAAGTGACAAAAATAATGTTTCTTGTTTAAAAAGTCTCTTTTATACTATTCAAGAATTAAAAGATCATTTGGAAAAGCAATTTGAACCGTGGATGACTTGGAATAATCATGGACAATATGATATTAAAACATGGAAAAATGATGACAGATCTACGTGGAAGTGGAATATAGATCATATTATTCCGCAAAGCGATTTACTATATTCAAGTATGGAAGATGATAATTTTAAGAAGTGTTGGGCGTTAAATAATCTGCGTCCATTGTCAGCTAAACAAAATATTTTGGATGGAGTTAATAAAACTCGCCATATTAAGATATAACATATAAGGAACAAAATTATGGCTAGCTACCCTCAAACAGGTTCAACTATACAATTACCAAGTGGAGTTAATTCTACTAGTACAGCAATTTCTACCAATATCTTAATTGCTGTTAGAAATCCATCTACAGGAGGTTATACTCCAGTAGGGGCAGTACAAACATTAGATATTAGTGAAGATAGATCTGTTAAGTTTATAAGTGAAGTTGGAACGGACGGTCAAATTGACTCTGTACCAAATCAATCAACTAAAATTACTGGTACTTGTACTAGAATTAGATTTGATAAATTAAGAATTGCAGAGGCTTTTGATAGAAGTTTTATGCACGTTTCAGCCCAAGTCTATCCTTTTGATATTATCATTTATGATAAACAAAAGTATGCTGTTGGTAGTCAAGTAGCCACAGTCATTAAGAATGTATGGATTAAGAGAATTGGCTATAAGTATGATGCTAATGATTGGGTTATTACCGATAATATGACTTGGGAAGCTGAAACAATCTTCTCTACTGTAAATGGTGGCCCAGCAGCAGTTGGCGGACAACTTAATCTTAAGCCTTTCGGAATTAATAATCCAAATTGGATTGAGCGTCAAACTGATAGTGGCGCTAATGGTAGAAGAGGCGGATTGGATGCAGCCGGACTTATTGATATTGGAACTAGTAATTATGGTGCAACTAATACTTTAACTATCTTCTAATATAAACTTCTAAAATAAATCAACTCCCTGTTTTCTTGAGATATATATACTCATAGATAACAGGGAGTTTTAGTTTAAGGAGTTAGCATGGCCGGTTTTGATAGCCCAATTGGAAAAAGAAATATTCAAAATAATATGAAAGAATTTACGGTTCCTGATGAGACAGCATCTCAACAGAGAAGAAGTTTCGAATCTTCTGCACCAGTTTTTGACGATCGTGAAATGAGAGATTTTGAAGCTCGTATGCAGCCGCCCCCACAACAAATACAAGAGCTTAATGATACGCAACGGCAATTTGCAGAAGCTAAACGCCTTAAGAAAGAAGGGAAAGAAAGGCTTTCAGAAGGAGCAAGACGCCGTGTAGAAATGCTTATTAATATGAGCAAGATGACAAGAGATGTTATGATTGAAGGCAATTTATATAGATTACAATCACTACCATCAGCAGAGTTAAGAGAAGTAATGATTGCCGCTGCAGAATTTGACGGATCAGTACAGTTAGTTTTTGAAACGAGAAAGCAAGTCTTAGCCCGTTCATTAATTATTATTGCAGGAGTTGAGGTTTCTCAATTTTTAAATTCAACTGATATGCAAGATCGATTAAATCTAGTTGAGCTATTGGATCATGGACTTATTATTAGACTTTATAGTGAGTATTTAATTTTAGCAAAAGAAGTTCAGGAAAAATATACTTTAAAAACCGAAGCTGAAGTGAAAGAGGTAATTGAAGACCTAAAAAAATAATAAATGAACCGGAACATCGTTTCATTTGGTACTTATGTAAGATGTATCAAAAGTTACCTTCCGACCCATTTATTTCTGAAATGGATCCGGTTCTAAAAATGTGGTTGTATCAAAATTGGCTAGGTGATCATAAAGATCAGGCTGAACTTGCTAAAAATCACGCATATCTATTAGGATCATTCTCTAATCCAGAAGCGGTTCAAAAAATGATGGAAGGCAATTCTCATGAATCATCTGAAGAAGATTTTGAGGATACGTGGAAGATAATTGAAGAATCTAAACAGATTGAATTAGAAGAAAAAGAAACTAAGAAACCTAAAAAGAAAAGAAAGAAAGCAACTTTAGTTAAAGGATAATAAATGGCATTCGGCGACCCACCATCTACAGGAGCATCAACAGAGCCGACTACTACGCTAGATTCGGCAAATACTTTTCTTGGTGGTATTACTGATGATGCAGCATCAAAACATTTAGCAAATTCTCAGGTAATATCTGCTGGATATGGAATTGTTGCATCGGCAGCGGTTGGTGCAAGACCAGCAATACAGCAAGCAACTAATGCTATGGGCGATTTTGCAAATATGAATACACCAACAACTAAATTTAAAGAGGTGGCTAGTATTTTTGAATCATCTACTGTTGGGACTTTGGCTTATTCTGCATCTTTGACCGCTTTAAAAACTATGATGGATGCCGCAGGAATGGGATCAGTACCATTACTTGATAGTTTTGGTAAATTAACTACTGCCGCAAAAGAATCTATAATTGCATTTTCAGCAAATGCAGATGAAATACATAAATGGGGAACTGGTATGTTAAATGTAGCTGGAGCCGGAGGCTCTATGCAAGAGTTCCTTAAACAGGCAGGCAGTGATCTTAGTAATTTTAATGCTACTGCATTAGAAAATTTACAAGTTCAGAATAACTCTGCATTTGCTACAGGAATAACAACTCAGCAAATGCAAAAGTATGCTCAACAAATTGCTCTAATCCCTGGAGGATTACAGCATATGTCAGATACTATGCAAGTAGCTGGAGGACAAACTACTATTTTAACTGCTGCTATTAGATATGCTCATGGTTCTGGTCGTGAAATGGCCGAAGTAACAAAAGATATGGGACATGCTGTAACTGAATATGGTGCTAGCATGGAAAAGGGATTAGAATTTTCTGCACATATGAGTGAAGCATCGGAAACTCTTGGAGCTAGATTAGAAGATACTCGTGGAGCTTTGCAAGGATCTATGGATGCATTTAAATCATATATTCATACTGGAACAGATGTATCAAATATGACAAAAGGAATGACAGATTCTATGGAGTCATATGTTTCTAGATTACAATCTGTTGGAGTTCCGGCCAAACAAGCTATAGATATGTTTAATGATTATACAAAATCTATGGCAAATATGACTATGGGTCAAAAGGCATTTCTTTCTGGACAAACTGGAGGCCCAGGAGGATTAAGGGGCGCTCTTCAAATGGAAGATTTGATGGAAAAAGATCCTGAAGCTGCTCAGAAAAAAGTTATGGAAACAATGAAGAAAATGATGGGCCCAATTGTTTCTAGAGAGCAGGCAGAGCAAAGTGAAGGTGCTGCCGCACAATATCAGCGTCAAAGAGAAATGCTTAAGAGCGGACCATTGGGAGCTGGAATTAAAGATGATCAACAAGCATCTCGAATGATGGAAGCTTTTTCAAAAGGCCAGACTATATCACTAGAAAAAAAAGGAGGTCTTGAAGAAACAGAAGCTCGCGGTAAATCACTTGAAGATCTTTCTAGAACTAAACTTGATAAAGGCATATTTGAAATAAGAGAGGCTCAACTTAATATTGGAAAACATGGATTAGATATTGAACAAAATGTAGGTACAGCAGGACAAGGATCTAGGGGCGGAATTGATGGAACTGGTGCCGGTATTAATGTATCAGGAGCAAAAGAGATTAAAGAATATACATCTAAAGCTGAAGGTAGAACTATTTCTCATGATGATCCAATAAAAGAATTTGGTAAACTTGCAACAAGTATGCCTGAAACATTAAAAGATATAATTGGCTCATTAACGCAAAATACTTCAATGAATGAAGCTCAGAAAAGAGATGCAGAAATTGTTGCCATGAAAAATGTAGTGGCAACTTCAAAAAATAAAGAGGAAGTAAGTGCTGCTAGTAAATTTTTAGAAGCAAGTTCTATAAAACCAACTGCTTCAACTGATAATAAATTATATCAACCTAAAGATAAATCATATTATGATGCAGAGTCTTTAAGTGCTGGGGCTCAAATTAGCAAAGAAATGAGCAGCCCAGTAAAACCAACTACAGCTGGAGCGCATGTTGCTAGTGCCGTTACATCTGGTCAGGCAGCTACATCATTGGCTGGAGCTGGTTCTGGACACGCATCACCAGCACATGTTACTGGAGGAGTGAGCGCCGGCACATCATCCGGCCCAGTTCCAGTTAGTTTAGTTGGTGGAACTATCACAGTAAATTTTACAGGCAAATGCCAACACTGTGGAAATAATATTCATAGCAGCGAACACGCGGCAGTTAATAATGCTGCTTCTACAAAATAAGGATAATAATTATGGCATCTTTTTCTTTAGACTTATCAATTGGTGGAAGTAGCGCCGCAGTATCTTCAAATGCAAGCAATCCTAATACCCAATTTAATGGTCTTAGTGCTAATTCTATGCCATCGGCTGATGGTAACGGATTGCCATATACAAAAATTACACCAGAAGTAAGTGGGCAAATTACCAGAAATATTATTACATGGTTTGTACCACAATTTGGAACAGTTAGTATGTTTATTAATCCTCAAAATATTGCATACACCAATAAGAAAGCAATTACTAAAGATAGAACTAAAGGCGGATTTACATTACAATATTGGGGAGAAGATTTGACAACTCTTAAAATTTCTGGAAATACTGGAAGCTCTGGTATTGAGGGAATTAATATGTTATATGAAATCTATCGTGCAGAACAATTATCTTTTGATACGGTCGGATTATCTTTGGCTGGAAGCAATGCGGCAGCCGATCTATCTAATAATTTATCTGTTGGTATTGGTGGGGCACTGGGTCAAACCATTGGTGTAAGCAATTTGTCGGCACCCTCTAGCGGCGGCATGCTAGGCGGAATACTCGGAATGGATTCTCCAAACGCGATGCTGTCCCCCAGAAACATTCCTTCTTTGGCGTCTCTCGCTTTTAGTGTTGAAATGTATTATAATGGTTGGGTTTATAGGGGATTTTTTGAAGGAATGAGTATTACAGAGTCTGCCGAAGATTTTCTATTTAAATATGATATAGATTTTACGGTTACTCAAAGAAGAGGATATAGAACAAATTACTTTCCGTGGCAAGAAAGTCCAGTTAGCGGACCAAGTAATTATACTACACCACATTCTTTTAATGGAACTGCTATCACGCCACAAGCATCAACAGCATCTTCACCATTATCTTTGGCTGGCTTGCTAACTAGTTTACTGTAAGGATTTTATGAGCTTTCTTGGAGATTTAGGCGATGCAATTAGTAGCCAAATTAATGTCACATCATCAATAAGTGGAATAGCTGATGGTCAGCAAGAAAAAGCCGGCACATTAGGTAATTTCTCATTTGATAAATCTGCTGAACGACATTATCTTGAAGAAGGCTATATTAGAGTTGATCCATATCAAACAAATCCTAAACAACTTGAAATATTATGGCAAGAGCCCACGGCAACAGTTCTTATTAAAAAAAGAATGTTTTCTTCTGTTGCAGATAATTATCGCCCTGATTTTATGGATGTAGATGAAAAGCTTTATTACAAAGCTATGTGTATTCTTTTTCAAAATAAATGCAATCAGATTGCAGCTTTGGAAAAATTAAGTAAAATTCAAAAGATTACATCAGCAGTAGGTAGTATATCTAATCAATTAGTTCCAATTATAATTTCATTAGCAGATATGGCTAATAATGGTTATGCCAATGGGGCAGCTTCCAATTTATTTCCTGGAGGTAATAATCCATTTACAACACAAGATGCTACAAGTTTCTTTAATGCTGTAGATAGATTAAGATCTTTATATGCTTATAATCAAACTGCACCATATACTACATGGCTAACTGATCCTACAAGTTTATATCAATCTACTCTTGGCCCTGGAAGTGGCATTATTGAGATTACTAATTTTACTCAAATTAACACATCTACATCTGTAGATATGAAAAGTCCTGGTAATTTTAATTTAACAATTGTTGATCCGTATGAATCTATGTTGATTACTGATTATGATATTGAGATAGCACTTAGTGATGCTACTAATTTATTTTATAATAGTAAAGCATTTCAATTTGGATTAACAAGTGCAACGCAACAGATTACAACTCAACAAAATAATTTAGCAGAACTTCGTAATGCTAGAAATGCTAGCCCACTAACATTTAAAGTAGATCCTAATTCTATATTCAATCAACCAATAACAGTTATTATTGATCGTTTAGGCATAGAGATCCCATTTACATGGGATGGATCGGCAGTTTCAATACCACCTGATTATTTGAGAGGTGGAGCTATCGCAGGTGACAGTGGAATAGATTCTGCCTATAATATAAGTATTAATAATTATAGTATAGTTGGCACAGATGAATTATTTACTTTTCAAGCAATCATTTCCGCCATTTACGCGCAGCTTCAATTATTAAAAGACTCATCAACTAATTTTATTGCAAATAATAATAAAACTAATTATGCCAGAAGAAAATTGCGTTCCAATTTTTCTAGTAAGTTAATTATTCAGCCAATGGATGTTGCTCATATTTATATTAACTCTAAGACACAATCAGATAATAAGATTTTATCAGGATTAACTCAAATGTTTAGTGGAGCTGGTATTCTTCAAGATATAAATAATACAGATACGGCAATTTCTAGTGCAACTGATGTTTTATTTAATCCAGCAGCAAATATTGCAATTCAAGCAGAAAAGTCTATTTACGTTGGTCCAGATTTCCCAAATTATCTTTGGGCATTAATGCGAACACAGTTTGTTACGGAAAATGAAGGCACACATGTAGCTACTGGATTAGTTAATGGTTCAGAAGATTATTGGGCTGATGGTAAATTTACAGTATCAATATCCGGTGGAGATAATACGGCTTATTTTGAATTAGGTAAAATTAATTTTAAGCCTGGCGTTGATAATTTTAATGGACTAATTTATGATTCTATAACGCCATTCAAATCTAGTTTTGATAGTATTACTACAAATGCAGTCCCTGATATCTTAGAATTATTAGATGAAAATAAATATTTGCTTTCAGAAACTGGAGCAGGCTCATTAGTTAAATATAAACTAGGTGCAATGGCAGGAGAAAAGGCAACACAAAGTAATTATATTCACGATACCGTTATGGATCCAACAACTAATCGTATAACTAGAACAGTTTATGCTCCAGATGGTTTAGTTTATAAGTGGAAACAAGGTATTGGAATTTTTACACAAGCCGCCTCTTCTGCAAATATTAACAATCCACTCTTAGTAGGAACAACAAATATCTATAAAGATCCATTTCAAGGATTAGATGTAATGAATGTTATATCTCTTCTTGTAACTGGGGTGCCTTATAATTATCAAACTTTCTTTCAAGCTACCGGTAATCTAAATGGATTTCAAGCTGATCCTCAAAGTGGTAATGCATCATCGCATTCATATTTAGATTCATTAAGAGCTGACTTATCTAAGAGTAATGCATTATGGGGTAATTTTATTCCATTTAAGAGTTTAATTATGAATCAAGCAGCTATTGCTCAAGCAATGCAAGCTCAATCAACAGTTAATGCATCTAATCCAAATTTAGATTCCAACCTTAAAAAATTTGCAGATTTACAAAATGCTCTTGCAGGCTTAGCAGCTTTTACAACTTTAACTGGATCTAAATCTTTTTCAGGTGGCGCTCAATTAAATAGTTTGCAAACTCAAGCTACGGCATTACAAAACACAATTAATAGTTCTCTAAATACAATTCAAGCATCAACCAAAGCACTTTTTCAACAGATTGCTGGCCCGTCTTCATTACCTAATAATACTTTAGGTGGCGGTCAAGTTGATCCTAATGATAGTGAAGCTCAACAAATTATTAGAAGGCAAACTAATGCTATGACTAGAAGAATGTCATATGATATTAGAGCAAATACAGATAAAAATCTATTCATTGTTGATGATTACTATGATAATGATTACGATATAGCTGCATTTAATAAAGTATTAAATAATGACCCACCAACAATGTATAGTAATGAATATACAACCGTTAAAGAAAAAATTATCAATGCTGCCGACTTATTAAATTTAGAAGTTTTTGCAGATTCTCAAGGACATATTAGAGCTAGACCTCCACAGTTTAATAAGATGCCAAGTTCTATTTTTTATAGAATGTTATTCTTAAAGCAAACAATAGGCGTGCAGATATTTCCTAGCTTTATGAATCAACTATTCACAGATCAATTAGCTAATCTTAAAAATAAAATTGAAGTCTTAGAAGATGAAATCAGATTAGTTTGTGCTATTATTCCGGCAAGCCCAACATCAAGCGTATATTCTGGAGAAAATACTAGTATAAGTGGTGATACAGATGCTGTAAATTATATTAACTTACAGAATACTACTAGTGGTATGGGTGGTACTTTTAATTTTATTTCTGATCCAACAGATACAATCGTTGATGTTAATAATTTGATACAACAAGCAAATCAAGAACAACAAGGAAATACCGAAGGTCAAAGCTTAGCTGACTATACAAAAATAGTTAATTTAGGAACTTCAACTAAATTGCCATTTACTAATATAGCTAAATATAATGCCATATTTCACGCATTAAGTCAAAAGATAACAAATATAGGTGGCAATGGAACCGGAACAAATACAACTAATTATCCCTCAACTAATATTTTTCAAAGTACATTAGTGCAAAATTTAGTTACTCGCATTAATGCAAAATCTGGTAGTAGCCAAATTTCTAGTACAGACTATTTATCTCAACCAGATCCAAATCAGCCATTACAAATAAATACTGGAGCGTCTGTTGATGTATTTAAAGCAGTTAATGATTTAGCAAATTTTATTGGACAATGGCAACAAGCAGTTAAGAACTTTTATTTAACAATTAAGAATGCTGCAGAAGCAGTTTCATTAAATGATGATACTACTATTGCTAATATATTATCTACTCCTGGAATATTTGGAAACTCTTATATACCTGAAATATTTGAACATATGATCGAAGATGAAAGCTATGATGATTATGGCCCTGGATCTGGAACCCGCTATGTTATTCGTAATAGCCAAATAAAATCATTAAGAGTTACCGAAAATACTCCAGACCAAACTATGATAGAAGTTCATGGCTCAATTAGTCAAAATTATGACACAAACACCGGAGGTCCAGCAAATTTCAATATGTTTCCAAGTGGAGGCAATGGATTAACAACAGCTGTGGCTATTGATTATGATATGTGGCGTAATTATGGATTTAGGCAAGTTCATCCAATAGAAGTTCCATTTTTACATGATCCTGACACTCAATTAGGGCCATATGCTGCGATGGTCTTGACTCGTAATCGCTCCAATATTTTAAGGGCTAGTTGCACGATAGTTGGAAATGAATATATGCAACCTGGTGAAGTTGTATATTTAGAAACTCGCAATTTATTATTCTATATTAAATCTGTTAAACATAATTATACTCTCGCAGCACAAAAGGGAACTTTTACAACTGATTTAGATTTAATTTATGGTCATGCCGTTGGCGAATATATTCCAACAATAGCAGATACTATTGGCAAAATGATTATTAAAAATGGAGATGAGTCTGGGCCAAAAACTAAACCAAATGTGATTATACAAAGACAAGACACATCTGCTCAGGAGCAAAATTTAGGAGTAATACAATTAGATGGACAAAATAAAACATCTAATCCATTAAGTCTAGCTAATGGAGCTGAAAGTGGTAACCCAAATGATAACTATCAAGCAACTAATCAAATCATATTAAATAATATACTTTATACATCTAGTTCAATGATTAATGCTAATGGTACTCCTAATAATAATATAATTGCTGGTATAGAATTAAGACTTTATTATGATAATGCTCAAGGTGGAGTTAATCCAGATCTTAATTCTGCTGCTCAAAATGTTTTACAGGCGCTTATGGCTGGCTCGCAAGGTGGCGGCCCACAAAGTTCGGTTACTTCAAGTTATTCGATGCAAAATCCAGGCATACCTAAGAGTGCTATTAATATAGTACCTGTTAATATGGATAATCAATCAGATCGTAGATCTCCATCTCAAAAAGCATTAGATGCGTCTAGAAATCAAATGGCTAATGTTAGCACTAATACTGGTAATGCTAATCCACTTGATGCTGCAAATAATAATGATTTAAGAAACGTCTTATTTAGTTATATTATTGATTGTTGGCTTACACTAACGCCAGCTCAAGGTGCAAATTCTGCAACTACAAATACAAACACTTCTAGTGGGGCTACAAAAGCTAGTGCTGGAACTAAATGAGGATTAATGGGTAAAACAGGAGTAAGTTCTTTAGATCCACCAGTTGGTTTAATTAGAAAAGGATCGATTGTTAGCTATGATAGTTCTAACAATACGATGCAAGTACAATTAACTGGAAGCTCTAGTGCTAAAAATAATAATCAATCAGTTCCTGTGCCAGGTAATTTTCAATTAATTGGTAGCAATGGTTTATTTATAGGAACATTGCCATCAAAAAATACTGCTATTACCCTGGCACAAGGTTCTGGTGGGCAATATTATCAAGTAGGTTATAAAACAGATAATATAGACAATATACCAGATATAAAATTAGGAGAGATATTATTATATAGTTCTGATACTTCTAAAATTACATTAAATGATGATAGTGATATTGTAATTGGCTCTGATATTGAGAATATTCATATTTTTGCAGGAAGCCAGCAATATCCAAAAACTAATTTAATAACTATTAATTTTGAAAACGAAAATCATTTTAATCAAGCTTTGCGTGAAGTAAATGGACAAGTTAAAAGAGATATTGAGCCTAATCCTCAAGCAACTTCAGCTTCTGGTAGCACAAAATTAGAAGATGATAAATATGATAAAGAATTACATGTAATTGGAATGGATCCAACAGCTGCGTCTAATGATGTCTTAGTTGGCCCTAATAAAAATCCAGCATTTGTTGAGCATAGGCAAATGGTTTATGAATTTCAATATAAATCAAATATTGATTCAGATATTATTGAAGCGAATAAGTATGCATCTCAACCTCAAGCTATAACAAATTATACTACACCAAATCGTAGAAGTAGCCGAAGTGATACTATGAGTCTTAGTTTAGTGGCTCCTAATTTTCTTATTGAATCAATAAAAGGAACTGTAGTAGATATATTTGGCAATATACTTGATCTTAATCGTATGCCAATACCAGTTGGATTATCAGATAATACTACTTTTTCACCTACAAGCACTAATGATCCAACAATAGCATATCAAAATATTAGAGCGCTTGAACGTAAAAGTATTGCATATCATTTTGAGATTAATTCTCGTAAGGATCCCGCTCCAAATAATCAGGGCAATGCTCTTGGAATTAATGATGATAATTATAATGCGAAACTACAAAGAAGTAGATTTTCTTTTGATGTAGATAAAGAGGGACAATTTAAATTAAATGTTCCAGCATCCAGTGAGTCTGGAAATATACCACTTTTATTGAGGTCTGAGAATTATTCTACATTTGGAACTACAGATAATAGCAACCCTAATCAATTATGGTTTATTCAAAATGGGCAAGCTGTAAGTCAAGATATTTTTGTTGATTCTTTTGCTGCGCCAATGAAGAGCCCAAGCTCTGCGGCGGCCGGTTTTGATGATATTTTTGCTCATGGGTCTATCATATTACAAGATAATCATAATCAAGCAGATTTGGGGCCACAAGATCGTATTAGCCAATTTTCACCAAATAATTCTAATAGCTCTCCATATAATATAAGGCACGGTACGGCTTATCACGATATTATGCAAACATGCATTTCTCATCAACATACTGCTGATGTTTTAAAATGGCCTATTGGACAAGTTGATTCGCCTAATATTATAGTTATAGATGGATATGGATCAACTCAAACTAAAGATGGTTATTCAATTAAAACAACTTTAAAAACATCTGCAGAATTTAATCCTCCACCAGAAATTAATATTACAAATCTTTCAAATGTAGTTAGCCCAGTTATTAAAATAGGGAGTATTGGGGCAAATGACGGCAATGCTGGCGGAAGAAGCGGATCTATTAATTTTGATGGGTCTATAGAATTTAATATTGGAGCTAATACTGTTGATAGACAATCATTATGGATGGATACAGCTGGAGGAGCAGTTATAAATTTAGGTAGAGATATTAATCAAAGAAGTTTAGTTATGGGAATGGATGGAGATGCCTTTATACAAATTGGTGGATATGGTGTTTCTGGTGATGCTCGTTTTACTCCATTAGGGCAAGATGGCCAACGAAATGGAACATTCGATATGAGAGTTATAAATAATGGATTTGTTCATATTTTTAGATTTGATAGTACGGGTTGCACACTTATGACTCCTGGAAATATGTCAATACATGCGGGGCAAAATATGATAATTTCTGCTGATGGCGAAATAGAAATAGATTGCGAAGCTCTTGTACTTCAGAAGAGAAGAGTCAAGAAAATTTTCGGAGGATCTATATGAAAAAGGCTGTGGTGATATATAGATATTGATAAATAAAATAAGGAAAAATAATGCCTTGTAGTATCCCGTCGTTTTCAATATCTGCTTCTTCTTTATATCCTACTCCTGGTGGAGCAGCATCATTGGCGGGCGGTTGCGGACCTATATCTTTTGAAAGTCCATCTGGGCCGAGTGGGCCAGCCATTCCTGGTTTTGGTGTTGGATTTTCTCCAGCTAATATTGCTATCGGGCTTCCAGCAGGAATGCCTGAAAATTTATTGGGCATATTAGATTATCTTCAACTTTTAATTCCACCAGGCATATTGCAAGCTAATTTAAGTTTTAATTTTGAAGTAGATATCTTTGATGGCATTATGAAGCTACTTGAGCAGTTCATGCCATTCTTAATGCTTTATAAATTCTTTTTACCAGTTCTTAATATTATAGTTTGTATTATTGAAGTTCTTTGCTCTTTGGTTAGCCCATTTGCATTAATTGGTGCTTTAGATAGACTCTTTACTCAATGTATCCCTGCCTTCTTAAATCTATTTCCCATATTTGCTTTAATAATAATGATTATTTCAATCTTATTATTAATTTTAGCTTTGATTGAGTATATTCTTTGTTTTATTATTACTCTTGTATTAAATCTTCAAGGTAATATTTTTGGTTTAATATCCGCATTTGAAACATCTAATACGGTTGGTATTTTAGCTATTGCTGCAAAATTAGGAGACATGCTTTGTATCTTTCAAGATCTTCTTGTTCTCTTGGCATTTTTTGATGTTATTATTCAGGCAATTAAAGATATCTTATCTTTAGGATCTTCTATTCCTCCATGTAGTAGTGGTGATAATAGTAATTGTTGTAATCCAAGCGTATGTCCAGCATTTATTCAACAAGCACCTTATACTAGAACTTCTGGGACTTTACAATATAATAATGAAATGGCTATAGCCACAACTGTAGTATTAAATCCATCCACTACTCCACCAACTTATTTGAATATTGCTTCTAGTCAAGAAGCTTGGCAAATTTATGATCCTAATCAATCGTTGTATCAACAGTTTATTAATATTACAAATGCTTATGATGCAATAGCAGATGGATATGTTCCACCACCTGTATTTTTCCCAACAACTCAAACTTTTACCGCAAGTACCCCTCCAACACAGGCAGCTTATGTATTAGATTTAATATTTGATTATAATCCAGTACAATGGGGCCGGCCAGCACTAATAGATGGAGCGGCAGAAAAAGTTCGTTTCAATAATTGCATTGTCTTAGCTATACCTTCGGTAACTTTACAAGGATATAACTCTGCAATTCCAGAGCCAACTGGAGTTCTTTATATTTCTGGTGGTGATGGATATTTGTGTGACAGTAAAGGTAATATTACTAAACAATTATATGGGTATGAAACTGATGGCATAACTTTACTAAGCCCGCCAGAACCTGCTACATTAAATAATTTTATACATCTTGCTCCAATTTATGCCGCGTCTCCAACATCACCAACATTTAAGACTTTACAAAATATTGAATATATTTTTAAGCCAAATCATTCTATTTTATTGCAGAATAATCTTATTAGCTTAGGATGTATGCCAAGTGTATCTATAAATAGAGCATTTGTTAATACTGTAGTTTTCTCCAATATTGCTACGCAAACTGCTAATCTTACAAGTTTAGTTAATGGTACTAATGGTAATATTTTTCCAAGTCCAGTAACTGCTCAAAAATGCTTATTAGAAGCTATTACTAAATTAAGAGCAAATATGACAATGCAAGGAACTGCTGAGTTCCAAAGCACAGCAACTCAATGTCTAACAAAATTACAAAGTGATACTAATGCTGCTTTAGTGTCCGCTATTGGAATTGGATTTAGTCCTTGTAATAGTACTATTGCTTTAAGCCCGTCTATTCAATTTACTACTCAACCAATTAAAGTTATAGTTACTTTAAATGAAAATAATAATCTACCAATTGCTAATAGGGTTCCAGCATCAGTTGGAGCAGAATTAGCTTCACAAATAGTTGCATATCCAACTTTTGGAAAGATATCTTCATTTGCATTTGATGGATATTCTGCATTTAATGCCTTGATTACTAGTGAAGTTGCTGGAAATGGTAGTATTATGGTAGCCTTCCAAAATCAAATTATTTGTACAAATACTTTACCTACTGATGGGTCTGTACCATCTCACACTTTACAAACTTTAGATTATGAATTTATCTATGCTCCAGTAAGCGTACCACAAACCGGAGAAGGTGATACGGTAGGCGAGCCAAGAAGACAATCTGGCGATGGAGGCTAATAATGGCTGTTAAAACAAATATTCCCCAAGAGTCAGTTCAAAGCACACAGAATAGTAATATTGATGTAGTTCAAACATATAAAGATTATATTACTGGGGGAAATACATTAAATGATAATTCTCCTGGAGCTAATGTTGGAATAGATGATATTAGAGGCTATGTTAATGTAAGCGTTTTAAATAATAAAACTGCAGACTTAATAGCGGCCTTAAATATCAATCCAATAACTAATGGTGCTACTACCGCAAATACTCCAAATACAACTACACCATCAGCTAATATACAAGAAAGTAGATGTCATGCTTTTTATCGTATTATTGGGTTTCCGGTTGTGGCTACAGATAAGAGTTTCTATAGTCCTGGAATGGATATTGTTAAACAAATTGATGCTAGTGGAAATCCAATTGTTAGAAAAATAACGCTATCAGAGAAAATTATTATTGCCAGTAAAGTTGGGATTCAATTTGAAACAATATCTTCGGCTCGTGAAAATTGGGTAGCTAGTACATCCAAAGTCTTTTCTAATTTACAATCAGTAGATGCTGGAGTCTTAGCCCTTAGTTCTGGAACATCTAGTGGAAAAGGACTTATTAATTTAAGACAATTTTCATCTCCATTTTTTAAGAATACCTTTGCTTCTCCATTTGATTTTAATGCGGAAAATCAATCTTATGGCGCGCCTTATGGAAGTTTAGTTGGAGAAATTATAACTCCATTTATTAAATATATGGATAATAATGGCAATACATTAATAACAGAAAATACTAGCTCTAATACTATTTTTAAGACTCATTATCATATTATCGTTCCATTTATAGTTGATCCTAGAATTGATTTTAGTATTTGGTCTAGCGATTCACCTACTGCCGCCGGTACATGTCAAAGAATTGCTGTACCATTTGTGCCTAATGCTAGCTTCTTAAAAGCTGGATCTACATCTAAAGCAATGCCCCCTCTTATTGAGAAGGTAATTACAGACAGAATTAGTCAATTAAATAATTCTAATACTGGAGAACTGGCACAAAATTATATAAAAAGTGTACAAAATATTAAATCTATACAAACAGTTCAAATTGCGGGCAAACCCATAAGTCAATTTTTTAATAATAGCGGAACAATTGATACTAATCAACAAGATTCTTTAGTAAAATTTGTTTCAAATGCCCAAGAATTGGCAGATAAATTAACTCTATCATTAAATATTATAGAAAAAGCACAATCCCAATATTATTGGCTTCCAGCCCCAGATAAGACTGGTCCGGAAGGCGGCTGCTCCGTTCTTCCAGTAACACTTAATAACCAAATTGCCAATTCTAATTTATTAACGAAAAATGATACTGATATTATTTTAAGCCAACTTCAAGTTTTCTTTTCTAATCTTAATTCTACTATTGCTCAAGATATTGCTAAGCCTGATAAAGGAAATTATGTTCCAGAAGTTACTAAACTTCCATTTGATAGTAGCGCTTCTGCCTCTCAAGGTAATAAAAGTGAAGATCTTCAGGCAACAATAAATAAAAAGAGAGATAAAATACTTAATAATGCCTCTGAAGCATTGCAGACTATAGAAATGATTATGGGAGAATTTAGCGGTTTAGGGCTTTGTGATATTTATACAATAGTTAGCGCGCTTTATATTATGCCAATTAAAAGCCTCTTAGGACTTATTGATAGCGATGCTCAGGATAGGGCTGCGACTATTTTAAATGTATTTTTAACGCAAGAATTGACTCCAAATGATATTACAACCTCTATGACGGACTTAACGACTACTGTTTATGGCCTTTATCAGATTATGGATAAAATATTCGCAGGTGTTAGTGGTAAAAATCTATCGATAGAATTTTGAATTGTCTAATATTTTTGCATTAGAATGAATAGAGGTATAAATATGTCGTTTGATTTGAAGATAATTTCCGGCGATCTTGTAATTAATCAAGGCGCTTTACAAACAGTACAAGATAGTGAGAAGCTTATTCAAGATATTCTTAAAATCTGTTTAACTGATGTCGGCTCTAATCCACTTCATCCTTCATATGGATCATTTTTGTCGAGATCTGTAATAGGCAATCCATCAAGATCTGGTGTAATTGTCCAAATTGCTCAGTCTCAAATAAATACTTGCCTAACTAATTTGCAACAATTGCAGCAATTACAGTTAAAATCTTTTCAAAAGGTAAGTGCAGATGAACAACTTGGAGCTATTATTGGTATATCTGTAGTTAGAAGTTCATTTGATTTAAGACTTTTTAATATAAGTATCAAGTGTATGACTAAAGGATTCCAACCAGTAACTACCGCCTTTACGGTAAATACAATATGAATAGGTTTAGAGGTTAATTATGGTAAATATTAGGTCGGTAAACGAAATTATCCAAAATCTAATGGATTTTTTCAAATTGGCACAGCCAAACCTAGATACAAAAGCTGGGACAGTGGCTCGCGACCTATTTATTGAGGGGCCAGCTGCCCAATTGTCTCTTTTATATGATGAATTGCAAGGTATTTCCAATAAGCAATCACTTAGATTATCTATTGGTACAGATTTGGATAAATTAGGTAAAAACTTTGGTTTGACTAGAAAACAATCTACTGCATCAACTGGTGTTTCTTTACTTACCTTTTCATCTTTAAATTCAGTAATAAATGTTAATGCCGGCGCCCCCATTTATACTCAAGGAGGATTAGGATTTACTGTTATTACTGGATTTTCATTAGTTCCATCTAATATTAATTATTATCGTTCAACTGCAACTAAATTTGCAGCACAATTAGCTTATGTTGGCATTACAGATCAATATGCCGTAGAAACTACAGCTATAGCTTCTGCTCCAGGTAGTGCTGGAAATATTGGACAATATAGCCTTTCTAATTCTAATATTCCTGGAATTAGCAATGTAACTAATGTTGCAGCTTTTGGTGGAGGTACAGACCAAGAGACTGATGCCGCCTTTAGAAATCGTATTCTAGCCACTTTTAGTGGAAGTAGCGTTGGCACCCAGCTTGGCTATCTAAACGCAGCCCTAAGTGTTTCTGGTGTCAAAGACGCTAAAGTTATTGAACCTGGAGATCCTCTAATGACTCGTGATGGAACTGTCTCAGAAGTTATTAATGGGACTTTAACGGTAGTTTCTCCGGGTTCTGGCGGAAAAGTAGATATTGTAGTCTTAGGCACAAGTGATATTAGCAATACAGATACTTTTATTTATCAAGATAAAAGCAATAATAATGACCCGACTAATTCAAAAAATAATTTTGTCTTAGGGCAAATTGCGTCTAATGCAAACTTAAGTATTAGTCAAAAAAGAGTAACAGACATTAATAATGGTCAATTACCAGCACAACCAGTTGATTCTCTTACTCAAGTTACAGGATCTACTAGCGGAACTTTTGCAGAATATAGCGTAGATGGTTATGGAAGAGGTTCTGGAAATTATAAACTAATAAAAGATATTGGCGTATATAGTGGAAGCCCATTTGGTTTTGATACTTTTGCATGGACAAGCAATCAAATTGAATACCAAGAAGATTTAATTAAAGGACTACCAAATGGACAGGACACAACTACATTTACTGAAGTTCTTCAAATAAAAGACATTCAGCAGCAATTAAGTATTTCTAATGAAAATAGTATTGTTACTGTAGATCGTTCAATTATACAATTATTACATACTCCAACTACTAGTGTGACTAGAGTTTTTAATGTTAATACTGGTGAAAGATATTTAGTTACAAATCAAAATTATGATGCAACAACTCCATACAATAATACTGGCCGTATTCAAATATCTGGAAATACTTTACCTTCACCTAGTGATACTTTACAAGTAGATTATACTTGGGTTATTGATTATGATCAATATTCTGATTTTGATGGATTGGTAGATACAAATAACCCAAGAAGTGTAACTGATAGTATTGATTGGGGATATCCAAATATTATTAAAAATGAATTAGTTAATTTCGCATTGAGTTCATCAAATAATTTTTTCGTTGGTACATCTAGCCACCCAATAGATACTATACTTTCTGCTAATACATTTTTGCAAGTAGATGGATATGTACAGGCAGTTACTTCTGGAGTTTTTGTTAATAGACTTTCTGTAACTATTAGTAATCTTACAATTTCTACAGTTTCTGTAGACTCTATTACATTTAAAAACTCTAATGTAGAACTATATAAAACTGCTGAAGCTAATGGATATTTTTCAAGCGTCTCCGAAATAATCGGTGTTAATATTTATTATAATACCACCATAATTTTACCAATAGATACTGCAGCAAAAGGAAATGATAGAGTTACTGCGTATATTAATACTACAAATGTTTACAGTTCAGAATCAATACAAGGTAGCAGTAATGGAACGCAAATAACTATTCCATCTTCTTTGATAACTTTAAATACTGATGGCTATTTATATGCTTGCGATAGTGTTAATTTAAGAGTAACATATATTGCTAATATTAGTGATATGTATTCTTCAGTTAATAGTAATTTGCCTACTAGCCGTATTGGTAATGGTTATATATTAAATAATAATAATGGTTTTGATAATTTTAGTATTGTTAATATTTCTAGAAGAGAAAATCAAACTGTTCAAGTTAATTTAAGCAATCAATTGTTTGTAGAATTAAACTTGCCAGTTTCTGATTATAATTTAGCTCCCATTAATGTGCTATCTATTATTAGATTATCAGATGGTTTAGAATTATGGAATGCAGAAAATCAAGGTATTGTTATAACTGCTCCAGCAGAAGTTAATCCAAATTATCAATTAATTTTAACTGGACATAATGTCCCATTAGCTAATGATAAAGTTCTTGTAATTTATTATGCTTCAGATATTCGCCGCTTTCAACCATTTAGTTTTAGTAATGAAGTTATTAGAACAAATATTGATGCATTAAGTTCTGTTGTTATATCGGGTATTAATTATTTTACTATACCATTATCTAATTTTACTGCTCATCCAATTAGCTCTTCTCCAAATATCACTTTTGAAATAGTAGATTATAATAATGATGGATATTATTTTTCAGGAACAGATGGATATTTAACTATTTCTGGAACTAATGCAACACTTGGAAGTCTTTCTGTTAATTTTTCTACTTTGCCAGATTTAATAAATAAACGCGTAAAAATTACAGATCCATTACACCCTAATAATGATGGGTACTTTGATATTAGCATTAATCCATCAGGATATAATACTTCAACAAATACTATAACTATAGTTGGTGCTAGTGAAATATTATCTCATATTGTACATGATCAGATTTCTGTAATTAGAATTCTTGATGGGCAAGAAATGTGGAATTATTCTGGCATTATTGATTTGGCAAATAATAGACTTCTTATACCGCAAACATCTAATGCTACAATAGCTGATAAAGTTTTTGTTATGCTATTCAATTTTAATAGTCTTCGTAAGTGCCCAACTAGATTAATTGGGACTATTTTAGATGCAAGTTTAAATACTGGGATTATAACTGTGGCAGGAACAACGATGCATCTTGCTCAAGATGTAATTTTTACGGCAACAGCTACTGGACGTCAACAAACTTTACAAGCAGCATTGCAAAATGTATTAGGGCTAAGTTCTTCCGCACAGATACCAAGTAATATTAAAATTTCCAAAATCATTAATGTTGCTAAAGTAATTACATATACGACTGGAAGTAATATTGTGTTAGAAACACCAGTTACATATGATGTTATTAATACGACTATCGCTGATAATCTATATTTTTCAGATACAATGCTATCAAATCCAAATCTTGATAATTTTACTTTCATTTTACCAAGTACTACTAATAATACTTTAATTGGTGCCACTAATAATGTACCTACTCTTGGCGATCAACTACAGGTGTCATTTTACTATACAATAGATAATGATAATGAAAATCTACAATATACTAAAAATGGTTCGTTATATACAAATAAGAAGTTTGCCTTAATTGATCAAATATATGTTAGTAGTGGATTTAAATCATCCCAATCTACTAGATTTACAGCCACTTCTTTTACAAAACCAAGTACTGGTGCTAGATATACAACTTACTATAATTATATAGCACCTAAGCAAAATGAAAGAATATTAATACAATATAACTATAATCAACTAATAGGTAATACAACTTTTATTATAGAAGAAAATCGACCTATTAATGCTGATGTTTTAGTTAGAGCTGCTAAGGTGGTTGAAATTAATTTAACTATGAACGTAGTAATTAATACTGGATTTTTAACTACACAAAATACAGTCCTCCAAAATTTAAGAAATCAATTAATTGCAGCTTTAACTAGCACTTCTTTGGGACCACAGATAGATCAAATAACTTTAATTAATATTGCTCAAGGAGTACAGGGTATAGATAGAGCACGAATACTTCTTTTCAATGTTGCAGGACAGCCAGGACAAGTTCTTAGTATACAAGCAAATGAAGATCAATATTTTGCAGCAAACACTATCACTATAAACACCGAATCAATATGACATCAATACTAAGAATACAAAATATAGAAATCACTGATAGCTCTAATATTAATGTTACATTTACTGAAACATTAACTCCAAATTTGGTAGCAGCTAATGTTTCTATTTTATCACAGACGACTAATGTTCCAGATTCTCAGGCATTATCTGTTAGCGTTAGTGGTAATGTTTTGTATATTATTTGCCAGCCATTAACCCCATACGCAGCTTACTTTTTACAATTTCAATCTACAACTAATAATCCGTTTATTTCAATAAATGGTAATGCTAAAATATCTCAAGATAATGTTTCTAACAGAATACTAATTACAGGGCCATTGAGTGCAGATAATCCTGTTTTAAATTATTTGCAAAACTTCTACCAAAATAATATATACAATATAAGAGATTCATCTACTGTTATTTCATCTTATATGGAGGCTATTGCTGTTAATTTTTCACGAGCCCTTTATGATATTAGGCAGGCAAAGAATGAAAATTATCTTTCATTTACTATTATAGATGAGGCCCATATAAGGGGGCCAGGACCATTTGATAGATTAAATGAAGGAAGTGCTTATGATATTTTTAGAGTTGGTTATGGGGCAACTAATTCTTTAGTATCAACATCATTTATTTTCCCATATTTTCCTTCATACCCAGTTACTTTGCAGCGACAATTTGCAACAGAAACGATTATGCCATCATCTAATAATGAAAATGGCACATTCAATATAAATACATTAATCTTTAATCTAAGTAATACTCCAGTTACAAGAGTAGATAGTATTACTTTTACATTAAATACTATTAACCCAAATTACCCATATAATATAGATGGATATGGATATCAAATTTTAAATTCAAAATATGATCAAGATTATGCTTCTAGTTATTTACTTTTAGCAGACAATCAAATAAAAATTAATGAAGTAATACTTCAAGATCCTAATTTTTCTTTAGATCAGATTTTCAATATTACAATTCAATATGAATATAAGCAACTTGGTATTGTAGTAGATTCTACTACAGTAAATGCTTATACTACATTGCAATCTAATAGAGAAGTTATACCACCTATTATCAATGTTTTTAATTTACAGCACGCCCCAATAACTGACTCTTCAAATAATTCTCCAGTTACTGGTGGAGTTACTTTTATCAATCCAAATTCTAATACTGGCGCTCCACATCCAGCTTTCTTATCAGAAATACCTTTTAGTTTAAGTGCTCCACCATATGCTCCCGGTATATATTCTATTGATTATCCAACAGGAACCGTATATGTTTATGGCGAAGATTCTACTAATGATGGAACTGGACCCTCTCCACCATTAGCAACATATTACTATAGATTTACTTATACTTCTCAAATTGATTATGTTTATGATAATGATGCACTTGATATAGTTGCCTTACCATTAGGAAATTTAATTAATTCTGATGGAACAATAACATTTAAGTATGAACAAGTTTTAATTCCCGGAACAGATTATGTGGCAGATTCTCATATTGAATCAATATATGAGCGTGTTGGAAATAAGTTAATAGCACTAAATGCATTGGCCACATTAAATTCGCCAATTACTAATGTATTTCAAATTTATAATGAAACATCTGGAGAAATTTATCTCTTAGATAGATGGACTAATAATAATGTAGTCTATTTTAAATATAATAAGCCTCCCCGAATTTTACAAGAAATTGGAGAAAACGCTACATTTACTAGCGTATCTAATGAACTTTTAGGAATTAATACTACATCTACTAACCTAGATGGTTATAGAATTTTTACTATTTATTTGGCTAATAATACTATTATTGGATCAACGCAAGACAGCATAGCCAGCTCAATAAATACTAGCTTAACATTTACCAATGGTAATGTTTTTATTTTAGAGTTATGGTATAATAAAGAATTAGATGTTACCACTAATATAAATCGATTAAATTCTGTTGGACAATATACAGTAGATTATATAAATGGAATTATCTATGTTGCGGTTTCTAATAATCAAAGTAATGATATTGGAAATATTAGTTATAAAATGGATAGTATTGTTCCAAATTCTCCACATATTATTAGTGTAGATGATATTTATTATCGTATTAGCACTCTTAATCCAAAAAATAAACAATTCTCTTATACCTCATTTGCAGATAGTTCTATTGTGCCAGCAAGTTTAGACGTGTCTGATGAAACATATCTTAATAATACGGCCTCATCTCCATATCAAGTTGTAAATGGTATAATTGGATCTTTTGTTGTTAATGCATTTGTTCCTGGCGTTACTAATGCTGTTAAATTTACTAGAAGTATATATGAATATAATGATTTATTTAATAGTACTAATCCAATTAATTTTAGCAATGTTAGTGTAAGTAATAATTTTAATATTACAGTTTCTCCAATTATTAAACAGTCTTTTGAAACGGTTCAATTTGATGGTTATAATTATTTTATTACACTAAATGAAAATATACCTTATTTATCGCCTAATATTACTTATACTTTTAGTATAGTCCGAGCATCCGATTCGCAATCATTGTGGAATAATTCAGGGACTATTGTTCCAGGAAATCCTCTAAAATTAATATTGCCTGGAATTGGCTCTCCCCACGTAGGAGATTCGGTCGATGTTGTTTATTCATTTACTATTGCCCAATTATCTAGAGTAATTGTAGATTATAATAAAGGTGATTTTTTTGTTGATTATACATATGTTGCAGATGAAATTTTAGTAAGCTATGAGTCTGGAGATAATGTTATTGATTTTCGTCAAAATAATAATTTACCAACTGGAACACCATATTATGTTTCATATAAAGCAGGAGCATTAAGAGATGCTCTTCTTAAAAATTTTGGAACTTTAGTCAATGTGCCTGATTTGGCTAATTTTGATTTAAGTCTAGAGCGAGAGAGATATCGTGAAGCATTACAAGCCGCATTATCTTCTTTTATTCAGGGACCAACAGTAGGCGCCATTAAGAATCTTGTTGAAATTATTACGCATGTAGCGCCGCAAGTTATTGAGTCGGCATTTCAAGTATGGTCGCTTGGCAGTAATTTATTAAATCCAATTGGTATAGAAACTACTGGTAATTTTCAAATACTTCCAGCTCATTTTGGAAATGGCGTTCTAATTAATCAACCTGGTCAAACTATAACTCTTCCAGTTAATTCTAATTTACGATTAGAAGAAGGTACATTTGAGACTTGGATTTATCCACAATGGAATGGTATTGATAATGATGCATCTTTAATTTTTAATATTACTAGAGATGGAACTCAAATTAATCAATCTAAAGTTTTTATTGGGGGTTCTGAATATCATCCAAATATTGTTAGTGGTAATTTTACATTAGATAAAAATTCAAATGTTACAGGTCGCCCAAATACTAATAAAGATGGTGTTTTTATTTATTATGATGATGATATTTCTGGCAATTTTCAACGATGGTATGTAAAAGTAGTAGATGGGTATGTTGCTCTTAATAATCATACTTATAAATTCCAAATTTCTTCATCTGGTAAATTCTATGACGCTCAATCTTTTGGCGTGCCATCGCCAAAAAATATGAGTATTTTTACTGGGACTAATAAGATTAATTTTACTATTACTACTCCTACCTCTAGTGGCGACTATGCTCATGGTGATGGTTTTGATGGATATGGCATTAATGAGGGTTTAACATTCATATCTGATATGGAACATTATATATTAGATTTTGGATTAGAAAAGAATGCAAATAGACTTTCTATTTATAAAGATGTTAGCGGATATATTAATTTTAGAGTTTTTGATAATAGAAAAATTTCATATTCTATCAGTGCGAATATTTCTTCTTGGCAAGCTAATAATCCACATATGATTGCCGCTTCTTGGAAATTAAATACTCGCAATAGTCGTGATGAAATGCATCTTTTTATTGATGGATTAGAAGTTCCTAATATTATAAAATATGGACAAAAACTACCACCATTTACAAATGAAAAATATAGAACAGTTGATGCGGAATATTTATCACCAGTATTTTATGATATTGTTGGTTCTGATGATTTAATTACAACACAAGGCTCAAATTCTGTTAGTTCTAGTATTAATTTTAGCGATTATGCTATAAATATTGGAGATACTATTTTTATTTTAGAATCTGGATTTGATTCCAATGGATATGTTATTGAACATATTAATGGACAAATTTTAACTCTCAATCAACTCTTACCAATAACAATGACTAATGGTAAGTATTCCGTTAATCAAACTTCATTTTTAGTAAGATCAGATATTGATGTTTTTCCTAATATTGCCGTTTCAACAATTCAAAATGGAATAGAAGTTGAATTGCCTGGAGTTAGAGCTTTGAGACCAGATTATAGTATTGGTCAAGATGGTTATTTTAATAACATTTTAACTATTTCTAATGGCATTTATTCTGGCGATTCAATTCTTATTAGAACATTAGGGTTAAATTTCCGAGATATTAAAAGTAAATATTATGTTTGGAGTAATGAGGCAGAAAATATTCTGATGACTCAATTACCACCACCAATTTCTTTAAATGATGTAGACATTACTAAAGTTATTTTACCAAATATAGTTATTGGGGCGACAAACTCAACATTAATATCTGGAATTTTTTCATCAACAAATTTGACAGATGGCTATGGTTTAGCTCAACCATCTAATTCTCAAAATGGAAGAACTATTAAGGCCATAATTAGTGGAACTAATGTAGATTTTTCAGTGCCGGTAGAAATTACTATTAATGGTGTTGATAGAAATAATCATTTAGTAATAACAGAAACTATCATTTTTAATGATTATGGTACTCTTGATTTTGTTAATGCCTATATCTCCATAAATTACATACAAGTAAATGTTAAACCAATTAATTCTTCAAAGAATGCATTAGCTATTGAAGTTTGCGAAAAATATCCTATTACTTATAGTGAATTTAGTGGATTATATCCAACTATAAGATATAGTTATCAAATTGGAAGTGGAACTAATCTTAGCTCAGATGGATATGATAATTTAGTAACAGATGAATATAGACTATTTAGTTATAATGATGTTGGAAATTATATTATCATACAATCTCCAGCATTTTCTGATGGATATGGCGTAGCAGGATACTATTCTATTACTGGTATTTCTGCCGATAGGCACTCAATCAATATACAACCTACATATACATCATTTGCAGTTCCTTTGCCAGCTTTTACTGGCGGTATTTATCAAGTTCTAAATACAACAGACTATAGAAGCGGTTTGCAAAATGGTTTTTTCACTTTAGAGTCTAGTGAGACCCCAAGTCAAGCATATTTATTATCGCGAGGCCAATATAAAATTGAATATTATACATATTTAAATGCTAAATTTGCCCCACTTAATAATAACTTATATATTGGAACAGATTATCAAGGAGAAAATATATCTAATTCTATTTTAGATCAATTTACATTAAGCTCTATTATGCTAACTGATACTAGAATTGGAGAAGTTGTTGCGGCAAATGCCCGCTCAATTACTAAAGATTTCAATTCATTAAAAGCTCCTAAATCAGATACTAATACTTTAGTTTTAATTAGTTTTGATAATCTTCCATTTATTAATGATGCTAGTTTTTATGCTAGCACTAATAATGATCACGTCCATTTTCAATCAGATTTTGCTGTTAATGATAATTTTGGGCAAAGTATGGTTATTTTAGATAAACCAATTTTAATAGAGAATGCTGGAGTTTTAGATACTCGTAAGCAAGCTACTATTGAATTTTGGATGAGCCCACTTTTTGATACGGCAAATGATCCTAATTTTAGATTCTATTTTGATGCTTATGGCGCAGTGGTTGAACAAGTTACCAGTATCAGTAATGTAGCTATTAAGCTTTCTAACCCAGCTAGTCAAATTTTAAGCGTTACATTATCTTCTGGAGACCAAGGAATAGATTATTTTGCCGGTGGTAAATTAGAAATTGATACACAGAATGCTATCCAAGAAGAATGGTTTAGTATGAGCGATAGCCAGGTTTTAGTATCACAGCCAATATTGCAAGTAATTACAGTTAAAATTGCTGGTGATTTAACAGGAACAGATTATTTTAATGGAGGAACAGTTGGCACAGATAGAAAAACAATTTATCTGGGAAAACAATTACCAATTAGTCACGTACAGTTAATAATTACATATCAATCAACAAATAACAATAATACTAAAATAAATACACAAGTCATTAGATTAAATAAGAAATTGCCCGCTCAAAATTCTGTAGTCTTAGTTAAATATATTCCGAGCGGATTACAGGGAGATCGTATTTCTTTATTTAAAGATAAGTATGGATTTATAAATTTTGCAATAAATGCTTCTGGCATAGAATATGTAATTAAAGCAGAAACTCGTTGGGCAAGAAATACTTGGCATCGAGTTAAAGCAAGTTATCAGGTTAATGGTGGTATTGGTACAGATGAAATGAGACTTTTCTTAGATGGATATGAATATACTGATGTTTTTGTTGGGCCAGAAATGATTCCAGGTCAATTTCCAGCTATATCTGGATCTTCAGCAATAGGAGATGGATATAATTTCATTAGCAGTATTACTTTTAAAGATCCAATTAATAATTTATTTGTTGGCTCCGACTATACTAAATCTAATCCAATTTTTGCATTATTAGATAATTTACGTATTAGCAATATATCTCGTCCAATATATGCGCCTTATGGAGAGCCAATTGATGTTAATTTTAGTTCTAATTTAAGTACAGTCTTTCCAGTTACGCAAGATTTATATACAACCTATCTAATGGATTTTAATGAAGAAATAGCTTTAACTACCAATTTTGCGACATTAGTTGATAGGGCTAATGGAGCATTTGAGTTTACTGTCAATATTTTTGACTCTTTTGATATTGTCGGAAGCAGTGCTACGGTACGGCAAATACTTGAAAACTTAATAAATATCCTGAAGCCAGCAAATAGTCAGGTATATATAAAGTACATAACATGAGAGGTAATATATGACCGAGAGAGCGCCAATATCAGTACAAAGACCAATTTGGTATGATGCCCAGCAAGTTGATGAAACAGATCTAACTGCTGAGCAACAGGCTAATGATGGCATTACCTCTTCTATTATTGAAAATCATATTGGTGATGGAATATTACCGGAAACATTAGTAAGTAATATAATTTTTGACTCATCATTATCTACTGGACTATTAGATGGCTTACCAATTTCTTCGCAAACCCAACCAACTGATAATAATTTAGGTAATCAATTATCTATTAGCCTAACTAATTCTGCGGCTTCAGGTAAGCGTCAAGTTAAGTTATGTATTATTGGATTAGATTTCCAAGATAATTTACAATATGAGATTTTTTATTTTGATGCTAATGAAACTCAGGTTACAAAAGCACATTTCTCTCAAGTTCTTCTTTTGCTTTTTAATGATTTTATTGGCGACCCAACATTATCTTTTAATTTAGGAGGAAATTTAATAATTTCTGAAGCCACACCAATGACTATCTCTAGAGATGTTGTTATGGTAGCCCAAGATCAACAGCCAAGTTTATTCTGGAGAGATTTCTTTTTAGATTCATCAATTTCTGTTACACTAGAAGCAATGTTACAAGCTGCATTGCCAACATATAATATTGCTAACTTAAATATCTATACTTCTGCATTGGCAAATTTGCCATTATTAAGCGGAGATGTAAGTACTCAAATTGGACAAAAATTTCAATCAACTACAAATAATATTCAAAAGATAACATTATTATTATCTGTTCAAAATCTTATAGCTCCATATGGATTAAATTGGACTGGAGATATTGTTGTTAGTATTTATCCTTTACAAGTTACTTTAGATTGCCCTACTGATTTGGTTCCAAATTCAGCAATTAATTATCCGCCTAATAATATTCCTTATGCTCAAATTAGCTATAACTATGCAACATTGCAAGCTTCTGGAATTGTATTAGATTCAGTACCACAACCAGTTGATTTTATTTTTAGTAATAGCCCAATAGCCGGTGGAAATATTATGTCTGCGGGACAGTATTGTGCTGTTACTATTAAGCGTTCTGGGGCGGCTAATCAATGTGACATTTTAGTTGCAACCGGTCAAGATTTAATAGAAAATTCTTTTGCAACCACTTTCTCTGGCAATTTGTGGGTAGATATTCCTAGTGAAGATTTATGGTTTCGTGTTTATACTGATGCTGCTAAAATTTCAGATGGTCAAGCTTATGATGCTGGTCATGGTGTAATTATTCCAAAGACAACAATAGATACAACAACTCAAGCTACTATTGATAATATTTTAGGAGCACAACAATTTGCTGGCTCTGAAGTTTTTAGTGCGGTCTTGGCCGCTGTAACACAAGATTCAGATCCAGTACCAGATCAACGAACTGGTAATGATGTTAGTTCTCGTCAACAATATGTTCCACAAATAACTCTAACTAATCCATTAGATTTAACTAATTTACAGAAAACTTCTGAACCACTTGTATTAGGAACTATTTCAGATCAAAATGTTAAATCATTTTCTCCGGGCTATACTATTACTGCTCCATTATTTACATCCACTATTGTTAATGATGAGATGTTTATAAGAATTATAGATGATATTACTGATGGATATAGATATGATACTAGAGTTATTGCATTAATATCTGATTTATTGAATGGTAATTTCGTAGAGGCTAATATTATATCAGATACTACTAATCCATTTCTTTCTTATCGTATTGCTAGTGCCCAATTAGTTTCTATGATTGTTGGAGATGTAGATGGTAATGGAATTATTGATGAAAATGATTTGGCATTACTTAATAACTTTACGCTATCTAATAATGCGACTTTATTTAGCAATATTACTGGAGTTAATCTAAATGTAGGTTTACCAGCACAAAGTTCAGTTGTTATTGTTGATGGATATCATACAACATTTACTAACGGATATCAAACACTTATTCAGCCATTTGCTTCCCAACCTTTACATAACATTTCTTGGCAATTAGTTAGTCCAACTGATGGTTATGTAGTTTCTAGCGGAAGTGATGGCTACATAACTGCAAATCCTAATGATCCTAATCTTGCTAATTTTTCAAGCCTTAGTGTTGCTTTCAGTTATATTTTTGGACTAACATCTTTTAATTTAGTTATTAGTACTCCTGGACCTAATCAAGCAAATTATGGTGGATGGATTATTACTGGCGTTGATGCTATAACAAATATTATTACTATCAAAAAACTTTATATGACTAGCGATGTAATTAGTCAAATGTTAAGGGCAGATATTGATGGAGACTTCTTTATTTCTACTAATGATGGTTATTTATTAACTAGTTATATTGAAAGAGTTCAGAATCCAACTATTCCAGCATTTCCAACAATTTATACTGGGCCAACATCTAATCCATATGCGAAAATTGGAACACGTTTCGATGTTATTAAATTAAGATTAGAAAAATTTACAGATAGATTAGATGATTATACTTCTAATCCAACTAAAAGAGATGGATACACTCATCCAGTTCAAGATATTTTTTATAATGATAGTAATTTATATGGTCATGATTTTTATCACAATCCAGTTTTAATAAATATTGTGCCACAATTAGTTTGGGATCCATCATTAGTTATAAGTAGCTCTCAATCTAAATTAGTTCCAAGTATATTTACTTATGAAAATGGATTTATATCAAATGCCTGTATACTTGATGGCGTTCAATATAGCGTCTATCCAACATTAGAATCATTTGATCCTGGTCGGGTAGATTTTTTTGCACCAAATAATATTATCATAGGCAAAGGCGGTCAGTTACAAATACCTAATGGTGATTTTTATAAAGTAGATTTTGAAGTTGGAACTATTGTTTTAGAAATACCTGATGGTCTATATGGCTCTGAAAGAACTATTGATATTATAAATGATTTCATTGTATCTACTGTTGGAAATAATGGTATTCTTACTGGTTATACTCGTTTAGGTTTTCCAGCTATGAGATTTGCTGACTGTTCATTCGTAACAACTGAAGCTTTATCTAATAATCAAATTAACTTCTCTGTTGCAGTTCAATCGTTCTCTCCTAATACTAACGGATTATCTCCAGATGGTTATTATGGAGCAATTGTAGATGGCAAGATGGGAATTAATATTGATTTTTCAACCGGGCTATTAACTTTAAACTTTACTAATTTATATCAAGATCCAGTCCTTCAAACATTAAGTACTAAAGTTCAAGTTAATGTATTCTTAAAGCGAGGTGGATTTAATAATACTCCTCTTTTTGTTAATTCTTCTCAAGTTGAAAATATGTTAAGTCTTGTTACTGTATTTAGTGGGGCTAATGAAATTGGTTCTCCTCCTGTAATATCAAGTGATTTAATAACATATACTCCTGGAAGTGATGGATATGATGGTTATTGGATTTCTCCTACACCAACAACAGTTCAAGAAGCAATAGATCGTATGTCTGCTTTACTTCATGCACAATACGGCTTAATTCCTTAAATTATTTTTCTCCTTGACAACTTAATTTTTTGTATTATGTTGCAGGAGCGATGAAACTACACAAATTTTCAGAAATTTATAATAAAAGATACAATAATCTTATCAAATCTAAATGGAATTGGTTTATCAGAAAAATAAGTGATTTTAGATACTGGGTTATTAGCCATATTGTGCCAAAACGCAGATATCATATGCTAGATTTGCGCCAACCAAAATATAGTGGGGAATATCGTTATGGCTGGATTGATTCTGATTCTCAAATGCTATTTGCACTATTCAATATTTTAAATAATTTCGTTAAAAATGAAATGCAACATTGGTATTGCCCAAGTGAAGAAGAAGTTAAAGTTGATTGTTCTTTATTAAATCATAGAAATATATATCTAGAAACTAAAGCAATTCATTATTGGTGGAATGTAGAGCGTAAACGACAACAGAAGATGCAAGGTAATTTATTAAAAGATTGGAGCGAGGCTAGAATAGCTAATTCTTCTAGTGAGAATCAATTATGGGAAGATCTTCGAAAAGCAGAGGCTTCTTTTGAAGAAAAAGAAGAAGAGATGATCCAAAGATTAATAAAAATAAGGCGAGCGCTTTGGACTTGATATAAAGATGATATGAGAATCTTAATAAGACAATTTTTAGGACAATGGCATTCGTGGTCGGTTGTCGGCTGGAATCTAGCTCGTGCCTTAAAGAAAAATCATGAAGTTCATCTTTTTGCTACAGATGGTATTAAGCATTTGCCATCCGATCTAAGAGACAATCTTATTGGATATACAGAATTAGACAAGCCAACTATTTATGGTAGAATGCCAGATAGCAATTATGATTGTCAAATAAGCTACACCTGTATGAAAAATTTTCCAAGCTTAATGAGTAGTGGAAATAAAAATAGACTTGGTATCTGGACATATGAATGGGCGGGTAAAAATGTTCTTCCTAACGGATTTGCCAAACATTATCAGTCTTGTGATGCCCTTTGTGCGCCATCTCAATTCTCTAAGCAAATCTTTTTAGATTCAGGAGTTCCAGAGAATAGGATAGTAGTTATACCTCATGGCATTCATGTTGATGAATATAAACAAACAACTACCATTAAACTGCCAACTACTAAGAAGTTTAAAATACTTGCCAATATTGCCCAAAATCATATTAGGAAAAATATACCAGGACTCTTAGAGGCTTATGGTAAAGCTTTTACTAACAAAGATGATGTCACTCTTATTCTAAAAGTTAAAGATAAGCCGCCAGCTAATCAATTCGATATTTCTGTCAAAGACTGTCTTTATAATTTTTATAAAGCATTTCCTCAACACGCTGAGATTAAGCTGTTTTCAGAGTTTGTAGATGATATTTCTATGCTTTATAGAAGTGTAGATGCCGTTTACACCATGACTCATTGTGAAGGATTCTATTTCCCAGGTCTTGAAGCAATTGCAGCAAATAGATTAAATATTTGTTCAGGATGGGGAGGGCAATTAGATTTTCTTAATGATAGTAATGCATTATTAATTAACGGAAAAGAAGAAAGAGCCGATCCAAAAAGTATGTATTGGGAAAGTAAATTTAATGCAATTTGGTTTAGGCCAAGTATTGATGATGCAGTAGATAAATTACAATATGCCTATAATAATTATGAAAAATTAAATGCCTCCATTGCTTTACAAAAAGAAGATGTTTTTGATAAATATAGTTGGGAGGCCGTAACTAAGCAATTTTTGTCTTTATGTAAATAATTATGCTAATATTGGTATATACAAGTGGCGGACAAAAATGAAACATCTTACAGATAAAGAAATATTAGAAATAATTGATCTTTATACTACGGGTCGCAAATCAACTATATATATTGGAAAATTATACAATAAAAATTGCACAACTATTGGCAATATATTAAAGAAAAATAATATAAAAATTAGAAGTTTATCGGAAGCGCAAACTGAAAAAAATAGCAATTCTAAAATACCAAGTTCCCTATCATTAATACCAATATCTAAAAATATATCTTTTTTTATTGGCCAAGTATATGGAGATGGCTCATTACATAAAAATGGGCAATCGGTATCAGTAAGTTCAGCAGATCAAGACAATTTAGATAATATAAATCTTATTTTTAATAATGCTTGTACGATATCAAAAAGTAAAAGAAGTAAAGTAATGATTATTACAATATGCAAAAAACACATAGTTGATGAATTAAAAAATAATTTCGGATTAATAAATAATAAAAGTGATCGTTTAATATTTCCAAAAATTATAACTGATGATTTAATGCCATTTTTTATTTCTGGATATTTAGCGTCTGATGGTTGCATTAGAGTTCGTAAACGAGGCAATGGAAAATTATTAACAATACAATTTACTTCATGTTCTAAATTATTTTTAGAAGATTGTTCATATTATTTTTCTAATATTTTGGGATTACAAAGCCGAAAATTATATTTAAAAAATAAAAATAGACGTAGTTTTGGTAAAAAAGATTGTTATGACTTAACATATTATGGCAATGATGCAGAAAAATTATGTGAATGGATTTTCACTAAAACTACTCCACAAAATAGGTGTGAAAGAAAGTTTCGCATTTATAGCGATTACAAAGAAAATAAATAATGAGGGCATTGACAGACAAAGATCCGATGTTTATGTTAAATATGGGTGGGGCACAATTTATGAAATTATGCAAGTAAGGTATTTACAATGACTCTTATAAATAAAATTCTAATTGCTTTGGGTACAGCGATATCTGCTTTAATGCTCGGATATATGATTTATAATCAAGAGAAGATTAAAACGCAGCAGGCGCTTATTCAAACATCAATTGTTGCTCAGCAACAATTGGTAGATGGCATCGTTAGGAGCCAAAGCCAATATGCAACGGCGGCTGATGTTGCTAAGTTTGCCGCTGATAATAACATTAACTTGAAAGCCATTCAAGATAATTTGTCCAAACTTAATGCGCAGATAGCTTCTGTTAATGTAATTACTGCGGATAGCACTGGACAAAATCATGGGAACCTTCCTTCTACTAATACTGGCCCTTCTAACCCTCATCCTACTGTACCAGTGGTTGTAAGCTGTACAGGTGGCACAGCAACCTGTCCAAATCAAGATCCATTTGGATATCAACAGAAACAACAGAATCTTGTCTTAAATGAAGATTTTGCTAATCTCAAGGTTCCGTTAGGCACTGTAGGATTTAGTGCGTGGCAACAGAATCCATGGGACATTCAAATAGCCCCACGAGAATATAATGTAGACACTGTAGTTGGGACAGATGTTAATCAAAGACAAACATTCTATAATAAGTTTACAGTTAAAGTAAATAATAAGACCTATGATATCCCAATTAAAACAGCCACTACCAAGCAAGAAGTTCCCAGTCCCACCTTTAGCTGGTGGAATCCAAGACTTCTAATGGGAATTGATGGTGGAGTTAATGTAGAACATGTTAAGGGAGAATTCACTCCAAGCATTAGCTTGGGTATCATGTCTTATGGACAGTTTAAGACCACTCCAATTTTATCTGTTCTAGAGGTAGGCGTTGGCGTAGGTGCAGTCAACAAGACTCCCGAGTTAGTGATCACGCCGGTAGCTTATAATTTTGGTAATAGGTTTTTCGCCCCACTAATGAACAATACATACATTGCTCCTAGCGTTTCGGTAGCTACAGATGGTACCTTTACTGTTGGCGCAGGCTTAAGAGTAGGTTTCTAAAAATGCCCAAACTACTTATCACAGGTACGGCTGGGTTTTGCATGAACAATTTAGTTCGCAGAGCCATTAATGATAAGCAGCCGTACTCTTTTGTTAGTATAGATAGGATTAATAGCGACTCAAATGTTATCTATTCTAATAAGAATCATATATTTCATATAGCTGATATTACAGATGCTCATATTATGGATAAGATTTTTCAATTTGAAGCTCCCGATGTGGTAATTCATGGAGCGGATGAGTCAAATATGAGTAACACTAGTTCTGCTATTAGCTCTAATGTTCTCGGAACCCAAATTATAATAGATAATTGTCTTAAATATAAGGTTAAGAAACTAATTTTCATATCTACTGATAAGGTTTATGGTCAGCTTCTTACCGAGACAGCTGCACCTTGGAAAGAAACAGACCCTACCAATCCAAGAAATCTTTATGGAGCCTCTAAAACCGCTGGAGAACTCCTGGTAAAAACAGCCTACCAAGAGCATGGGTTAATTTATAACATTGTTAGGTTGTCTAATATGTATGGGCCCCGCCAAAGCCCACATAGGTTGGTAGCAAAGGCTATAAAAAATATCCTGGAAAATCAGAAATTACCACTGTATGGTTCTGGGCTGAATATGAGAGAGTGGACTCATCTTTTTGATGCTTGCACTGCCATTCTAACAGTTCTCAATAAGGGCCTCCCCAATGAGACATATAATATTTCCTCTAATCAAGAGTATACTAATATTGAGGTCGTACAAGAAATTTGCAACGTTCTTGAGTCTGGGCACGGTCTTGCGGAAGAGACTGAGATAAGAATTAATCCAGATTTTAGGAGATCTATGGATTCTTCTAAAATTAAAGAGTTAGGGTGGAAGCCTTCATATAAGTTTAAAGAATCCATTGCCGATGTCTGTAATTGGTATAAGATGAACCAATGGTTTTTGAAGTGATATAATAAGGGAGAGAAAGCATGTTAGCCGAAGAAATTAAACAAAATACAGAATTAAAAGCAGATAAACAAAAAGAATTATTTAAGCGAGTTGAAAAGCTAATTAAAAGCTATGCAAATCATTCTCAATATGCAGTGCTTAGCTTAAGTGAACTAAGCGGCTGGCTGTATCATTTAGACTTGTATAAGGATTCACCAAATAATGAAATATGGACGATCAACGAACATATGCATTATAATGAAATATGGACGATCAACGAACATATGCATTTAGTTAAAGACTTTTTAGAAACAGAAGGTTTTAAAACAGAACTATGTTGGTCACTGAATAATATAGCTTTGAAAATTATTTGGTAATAATAAGGAGAAAGAATGCCCGCGACATCAGAAGTACAACAAAGTCAAAAAGAAGAAATAGTGGATGATATATCCAAACCCGAAGAAGCAATAGATTTAAGTAAATTAGCCGCGCTAAAAGCTAAACAGGAGAATAAGATGGCAGCCAAGATTGTCTCAAAAAAGGAAAGAAGTCTCGCATTAGGAATTGTTGGATCAGGTCAGGCTGGATCCAGGATTTCAGAGGCTTTTTATAAGTTAGGTTACGATGCAGTTGCGATAAACACTGCTATGCAAGATTTAAAGTTTATCGACATCCCAGACTCCAATAAACTCTTACTAGAGTATGGAGTAGGTGGAGCCTCCAAAGAGCTAGAAATTGGTAGAGCTGCGGCCGAGTCTCATCGAGGAGAGATTCTTCAATTAGTGAACGATAAGCTGCAAGGCTCCCAAGTCAATGTTCTCTGCCTAAGCCTTGGTGGCGGATCTGGTGCAGGCTCTTGTGATACACTTGTCGAACTTATGTCTAGCCTTGGCAAGCCACTTGTGGTTATTACGGTTCTTCCAATGGACACCGAAGACTCTCAAACCAAATCCAATTCATTGGAAACATTATCAAAGCTAGCGACTTTTGCTAGGAACAAGAAAATTAGCAATCTTGTCGTTGTTGATAATGCCAAGATTGAGTCTATTTTACAAGGTGTCAATCAATTTGATTTCTTCAACCTGGCCAATAAGTCCATTGCTGAGACACTAGATGCTTTTAATACTTTATCAGCAATGCCATCAGCAGTCAAGGCACTAGATCCCATGGAGTTCTCTAAGATCCTTATGGACGGAGAGGGACTAAGTGTTTACGGAGAGTTTTCCGTTGAGAATTATGATGAAGACACATCTATTGCAGAAGCTGTTATGAACAATCTTAACAATAATCTTTTAGCTGGAGGTTTCGATCTTAAGCAATCTAGATATGTTGGATTCATTGTTGCAGCTAGCAAAGAAGTCTGGGCTAAGATTCCTGCCTCAAGCGTTAACTATGCTACGGCTATGATTAACGATTTATGTGGTAACCCAAAAGGTGTCTTCAAGGGGGTTTACACTATAGATACTGCCGAAGATTGTGTTAAAGTTTATTCCTTCTTCAGCGGATTGGGATTGCCAAGTGATCGAATTGAGCAATTAAAGAAAGAGACTGCCGAATTGCAGTCCAAGGTTAAGGGCAAGGACGAACAAAGAAATCTAGCTTTG